AGTTTGAAATGGATCTCGAGAACATTGAAGAGATGCCTATTCATCATACAAAGATTGGTATGACTCTAGAAGATAGAAAGCTCACACGTCAGTATTGTCAGAATGATGTTATGGCTACCTATGAGTTCTACAAGGTGACCATTGGCGAAACAGATCATCCATTGTACAAGGGCAATGATCAGATTCAATTACGATTGGATATAGAGAAAGAGTTTGATATTCCATGTATAAACTACTCAGACAGTAAGATTGGTGATGAGATCATCAAGAAATACTATTGTGAAGAGAAAAGGATGGATGTTAAAACTCTTCCTAGAAAAGGTCATTTCAGAAAATACATATTCATTAGTCAATGCATTGCTCCGTATGTACAATTCAAAACTGTACAGTTGACCGAGTTTCTTAAGAAGATTAAGAAGATGCGTCTAGAGATGAATGATGACTTCAAAGAGCAAATACATTTCTATGACAATGTGTATTCGTTTATGAAGGGTGGTTTGCATACAGAAAACAAACCAGAAGTGTTTGAGGAGGATGAAGATCATCTAATCATTGACTGGGACGTTTCTAGCTACTATCCTGCCATCATCATCAACAACAAGCAGTATCCATATCATTTAGGAAAAGAGTTCCTTACAGGCTATAAAAAGATGTATGAGAAGCGTTTAGAACTAAAGCCTTTTGCAAAGAAGGACAAGAAGATTAGAGGTATTGTTGGTGCGTTGAAGCTTGCTGTAAACTCTGTGTATGGTAAAAGTAGTGACATGAATAGTTGGATATATGACAGACAACTCACTATGTTTACAACCATCACAGGAGAATTATCCTTGATGATGCTCATTGAAGCGTATGAAACCAAAGAAATACGTGTCATATCAGCTAACACTGACGGTGTAACAATCCACATCCATAAGAGCAAACTTGCTGAAATGGAGAAGATTAATGACTGGTGGTGTAAGATAACTGGATATGAATTAGAGAGAGCTGATTATAAGAAGATTATATTCTCAACAGTTAATGACTACTTAGCTATTAAAACAGATGGAGAAATTAAAAAGAAAGGGGATTTTCTCACGGATTTTGAACTTCATAAAAACAAATCCGCCAGAATTGTTCCTCTTGCTCTTGAGCATTACTACGTTAGCGGTGTTCCTATTGCTGAAACTATTCATCTTCATAAGAATCCTTTTGATTTTTGTATAAGACAGAAGTCAACAAGCGACTTTCATTATGAAGGATATAGAAAAGGAATGGAACCGTCCATATACAACAAGCTCATTCGCTACTACATCACTAAGGGTGAAGATGGAGAGAAACTCTTGAAGATTAAAAACCAAGATTCTACCTCTACAGCACCTAATAGTTCACAAGTGGAAGCTGGAGATTGGTTGTGTAAGGTGGTGAATCATCTTCCTGCAAGCACATCTGTTGCATCAATGAATATCAACTATGATTACTATATTGATAAAGCAGAGAGTCTTGTATTGAAGATTGTCACTAAGGGTAAGAAGAGAAAAGTAGATAGAATACCTAACCAAATTTCTTTATTTTAATTATGGAAGAAGAAAAGTCTTATACGCAAATAGAGACACTACCTCCGCATACTTATCCTCCTGTATATTTAAGATCAATAAAAATTCCAATCAACAGAGGAAGCAGGTATTTTGATTTAAATGGTGTTATACACGTAGTGGTGTATTCCAAGCCAGATGTAATCAAACTAATGCCAATCAAAGAGAATGCTATGATTGATGTTTGGGAGGTGGATGAGTTTAAGAACCAAGTAAAGTTTTTAAAATTCACACACGTTCCACATCCTCCTATAAACAGAACTAATGTTTCAGAACATCTTTTGGAATATCAGTTCAACATATTAGGAAAGACAATGGCCAACACTCTTGCAGAAGCAAACTGGAAGACAACCTGGAAACTAACTAAGAAGCAAAAAGAAATGTTTAAGAGTTATGCCCTTGGAATACTAAAAAAAGTTTTTAGATTCAATGGAGCAAAGGCTCGTGAAACATACGAGTTCTTTGATAAAAACTTTGGACTTTTAACGCTATAAGCTATGTTTGTTTTCTTCCTAATGATGTGGTGTTTCTTTATCACTGCATTACTAATTGTAATAATAGAGTTTATAATTAAACACGACAGAAAACCATGAACGTACACGAAGACTATGAACATGCTCCTATTAGGGAAGCAGCAATTATCAAATTGCAAAAGAGAGATGAAGTGGAACAAGCAAACCACGAATACGAATCAACTAGAAAGCCTGCAAAAATCATCCTAACCACAGAGAAGAACAATGAAGTTCAATGTGACACCCTCCCATTTTGAACAACTTCTCAAACAATCCTATAGTCTAGATCACATTTTCTTATTAAAGCTTGTAGAGGCCAATGTTGACATACAACCATTAATAGATGGAAGTATGAAGATAGCTGGCCTCTATCAGTCTTTGATCAGGAAAGGTCTTGTCTCTGATGTAACCCAAGAGATTACACAGGTGGGTAGAGAGTTGTTGACGTTTGCTGATTCAGAGGTGAAACAGCCTATGAAAAAGCTAAAGCAGAAAGCATCAGACTTTGATGCTTGGTGGAATGCATTTCCTGCTACAGATAACTTTGAACACAATGGTAGGAAGTTTGCTGGCTCAAGAGGTCTTAAGAGAAACAGAGATGAGTGTCGCATTAAGTTTAATAAAATACTAGCTGAAGGAGACTATACAGCAGATGATATTATAAATGCTACACTACTAGATGTTTTCTTAAAGAAGGAAGCTTCTGTAAAAAATGGAGATAATAGAATGACATATATGCAAAATATCTTCACGTACATCTCACAGAGAAGCTTTGAGCCGTTTCTAGAAATGATTAAATCAGGAGTTAAAATACCTAACGCACAAACAAAAAGATCGATTGATATATGAGCTTTGAAGCACTGAAAAGAGAAGTGGACAATGGTATGAATGGTAGGAATAATGGTATTCCTATGGGATTTCATCGTCTGAACAGGTATATAGGTATTCGTAAGAGAATGTATTTTGTAACAGGTGGTCTCACTGGTAGCGGTAAGACAAGCTTTGTTGATGATGCATTTGTTTTGAATCCTTATGACTGGTATATCAGTCAGAAAGACCCAAAATTCAAGTTACGTATCATATATCGGTCAATGGAGCGTAGTAGAACATACAAACTTGCTAAGTGGGTGTGTAGAAAGATCTTCCTGGATCATGGATACATTATCCCTGTTAGTAAGTTGTTGGGCTGGACTGACAAGATGACAAAGGATGAACATGACATATTTCTATTGTATAAAGATTACATGGAACAAATGGATGATGTCATCACTATCATTGATGGTCCAGAGAATCCTGTTGGTATTGCTAAAGACTTGAAGAGTCATGCAATGAAGCATGGTGTGATTGAACAACTAGATGAGTACAACAAGATCTACATTCCCAATGATGAGAATGAAGTGACTATTGTTGTTGTAGATCACCTGGGATTGCTCAAAACCACCAAAGAACTCACTACCAAGAAACAAACCATTGACAAGATGAGTGATGAGCTGAGATATGCCAGAGACTTTTATGGCTACACTATTGTGGCTGTACAGCAGTTCAATCGTGACATATCAAATCCCATCAGAATCAAAAATGGTGATGTAGAACCACAACTAGAAGACTTCAAGGAATCATCAGTGCCTCAAGAGGATGCTGATGTTGTGCTTGCACTCTTCGATCCTATGCGATACAAAGTGGCTGATCCCAGTGGTTACAATCTTGACAAGTTAATTGATGAATATGGTGGTAAGTATTTTAGATCACTAAGACTCATCAAGAACAGCTATGGTGAAGATGATGTAAGAATTGGTCTTGGCTTCCTGGGCTCAGTAGGTATGTTTAAGGAACTTCCCAAGAGGAAGGATATGACAGATGTAGATTATGAAAATGTTGTAAACAAAAGCTTCTTTTTAAATGATCAACATAGCTCAACATTGCGATAAATGTAAAAATGTAACAAGTCACACGTTGAACAATGGTGTGATAGTATGCTTAAAATGTAAAAAACAAACCAAAACAATAAAACTATGAATGTTTACGAGAGTACACTAGAAAAATTACCAGACGTATTTACATCTCATCATTACTTAAATATGTTGAGAAAGTCAAATTTACCAAAGAACGTGATTGAACAAGGTCATCATCTTGACTTCCTAGCAGAAAGATGTAAAAGACTAACTCCAAAAACATGGAGAAAAAGATTTGCAACAGAAAATGTAAAACCTGCTGAAATTATTGTAACTGAGATGGAAAATAAAACAACCCCAGGGGTTGTTACAACCCCACAACCTTCTAAGATTGAAGAGGCCATTTCTCTTTTAAAGTCAAACGGATACAAGATTTATAAAACAGAACTTGTTGAAGTGTAAGAATGACATTAAGAGATCAAAGACAATCTGAATTTGCCAAACAGTGGATTGATGCTGGAGAGTATGGTATTCTCTATCTATGTCCAAGGTTTGGCAAAATCAGAACGTCAATCAATGTGCTGAAACACTATGATGAAGACTGTTCTGTATTGATTGCTTATCCAGACAACAAGATTAAGCAGTCCTGGTTGGATGATTTCGAAGCTATTGGATATGATAATCCAAATGTATCATTCACCACACACCTATCACTAAAGAAGTATACAGACAAGCTGTTTGACGTCATTATCATCGATGAGATACATCTGTTGTCTGAAGCTCAGATAGAAGTGTGTGAAGAGTTGTTTACAGACAACAAGAGAGTGTTGGGCCTCACTGGTACATTAGCAACGTCAACAAGAATAGTTCTTGAAGATCATCTTGCTCTGTATGTAAATGCAGAATACCCTTTAGAAAAAGCAATTGATGAAGGAATCATTGTAGACTATCAAATCACTGTTGTAACAACTCCTCTAGATACTATCGTCAAGCAGAACTACAGTGGTAAGATGAAGACAGAGAAACAACAGTTTGATAGTTATGGGTGGGTGATTAACAAGATGCAGTCAGAATATAGAGATACAATGTTCTTACGACTAGCAAGAATGAGACTGATACAATCCTCTTTAGCAAAGAAAAACTTGACTAAGAAGATTATTCAGAAACATGCTGATGAGAGAATGTTGATATTCTGTGGAGTGACAAAGGTGGCTGATGACTTAGGAATTCCTTCCTATCACAGTAAATCCAGCGAGAAGCAAATGTTTGAAGATTTCGCTGAAGGAAAAGGTAATCATATGGCTGTTGTGAAGATTGGCAACACTGGTGTGACATACAAACCCCTGAACCGTGTAGTTATAAACTACTTTGATAGCAATAGTGAGAACCTGGCTCAAAAGATACAAAGGTGCACAGCAATGGAATATAATAATCCTGATAAAAATGCTCAGATATACATCATATCTAGCAACGAACAGGTGGAATTGAAATGGTTGCAGAAGGCTCTAGAATTCTTTGACAGGAGTAAAATTAAGTTTGTCGAGGGTAGGAATTTATAACCAAAAAAGTGTATATTTATAATGAAAAAAGTTAAAACCTAAAATTAAAGCAAATGGCAAGTAAACTAATTGGTATCGTAGGAGAGACCAGTACAGGAAAATCAACATCAATCAAACACTTAAATCCAGATGAGACATACATCATCAACGTGGCTAAGAAAGAACTTCCTTTCAAAGGCTCTGAGAAGATGTACAGTGCAGAAAAGAAGAACTACAAAGAAGTGGATGACGCTAATGAAATCTCTAGGCTTCTAAAAACCA